CGAGTCGTAGCCTTGGTCGATGTGGTAACACAATCGATCTTTAAGCCACTTCACGATTTTATCTTTTCGATATTAAAACGGATCCCACAAGATGGAACGTTTGATCAGAATAGTCCAATCACCTTAATACAGGGATTGGGCCGGAAGGACATATATTCATATGACCTTTCGGCAGCTACTGACAGACTGCCCTTAGCACTGCAAAGTGCACTTCTGGGTTGGCTTTTAGGTGAAAAGGTAGCGCGAACATGGGAGGCCCTATTAGTTGGAAGAGAATACTCTTTCTCTAATAGAACAGCGGAAAAATATGGTTTAAAGGTAAACCATGTGAAGTACGCTGCTGGGCAACCTATGGGAGCCTACTCGTCATGGGCCATGTTGGCCTTGACGCACCACTTCTGCGTGCAGCTTGCTGCCTCGAGAGTTTATGGTGTTTGGTGCTCATGGTTTGCCTTGTATGCCTTATTGGGGGACGACATTGTCATCGCTGACAAAGCCGTAGCGACCCAGTATCTCGCACTCATGCGATCCCTAGGTGTTGAAATACAAGAGACTAAATCTCTTATATCCAACAACGGGACGTTTGAGTTCGCGAAAAGGACTGTACTCCGGGGTACTGATGCAACAGCGGTGAGCCTGAAAGGGTTCCTCGTTGGGCTTCGAAACATTTCATGTTTTGAAGCTGCATTAGCTAAAATCCCAGGTATTTGGTCAAACAAGATGTCTCACTTAGTGAGAGCTCTTGGCTACGGTTACAAGACGTTAGGACGGATACAGTCTGTTCTAGCGAACCGAAGTCGCCTTCAGGGGCTTTTTGTTTTCCTAACACGTCCAGGAGGTCTTTTGGGACACAGTCAGTTTTCAGACTGGGTCTCTCAAGATAAACCAGACATGTCGGGAGCCCCCATGACTGAAGAGTCTATGGTAAAAATTTACCAATCTATAGGTGAATGGGCTGGAGATCGCTTAGCTCGTGAGGTTAAAAGCAGAATAGAGGCTTTTAATAGAGGAAGTGGAAAGGGATGGATCCCTACCATTCTCTTCCCTACTCGAACCCTATTTGACCTTTACCAGAAATTGGTATTGCGTCACGTAGGGACCGACCTGCAACTGCGATTAACGGAACTTGAAGTCCTTTTATTAAGGTTCAAGGGGCACACAGAGCTTGATCTGGATCAATTCAATGAATTGATGAAGGAGCTAGACCGGATACTAGGTGAACTTTCGAGTTTACCGAAAGATGCTAAGGTGGCTCGGCTTGTCTGCGAAGAGAAGCCGCCAGTATTCAATTTACTTGGATATTGGAGACGCCTCCGAAGATTGGTATCCAAGGATTAGTAATAATCCTAATCCATTGGGATTCGTCTAGTTGTTAACTTGACGTCAGGTTTGTGGTTATTCCACCACAGGGACCCGAAGGAGATAAGGAAGGTCTGAGACTTTCCCAGCGCCATGAGATCCAACTCAGAAGCGTTAGACCAACGATCTTAGAAATTTAACTCTTTACGAGAAAATTTTCGAAGATCCAAAACTTTTAGCTAATCTAATAGCGATAGG